TAGTCGTAACGCCAGAGATACTTCATGCAGTTGCCCTTGAGGTAACCCTTAAAGGCTACGCTGGACATTGATTCTTCGATAGCTTCGATGCACTCAATAATACCAGCGTTATAGTGGTGAGGGTGATTAACTACATCTTCTTCTTCTTCTTCTTCTTCTTCATATACAGGTCTTTCTAAGTCTTTCAATCGCTGCTCTTCATCAGCAAGTTCTATGTACTTGTCAAGCAGTGTTGGGCTTAAGTTTCCAGCGACTTTTCCAGCGGCTCGATCCCAGTCAAACCGTGTTGCGTCATTAATACTCATCTTCGAAATCCTCTACTAATTCGTTAAACCTATCGTTAATTCTATCGCTGAACAAGTCTACTAACTCTTCTGAGGTTACTTCTAGTATCTCTATGAGTGTTATCTCGTCTATCAGCTTCATTCTTCCTAGTAAATCATAATATGTGAGAGCCATCTTAGTCTCCGTACTTATCTCTCAAGTAGTTTATACTAACTGGTAGTTCGTCGCAACCACCGTTAGCAACTTCATTCAACATCCAGATACCTGACCAGCTACCGTTAGTCTGTGGTGTTAGGTAATCTTCGTCGTGTTGGTAGTAGATGCCTGCAAACAACCCTAGCATGTTAGTACCGTCTGCTTTACGTGCATAGGCGATGTCTCTGTCCTGTACGTGGCCCATAATGCAGCTCATGTACTTCTTCTGCAACATCAGCTTAGCAGAGCTTACAGGCCGTCCCATAACGCCACTGGTGAAGTAGTGTGCGTAGGCTATTTCGTCAATGATCACAGGCTCCAGGAATGGATAAACTTCCCAGCCAAACTCTTCTAACTTAAAATCTTTAAAGCCAATCAAACCTTCTAGCTTTGGGTCAGCGTTAACAGCTCTCTCGATGCGGTTCTCGTGATTACCAAGAGTGAACACCATGCGAGGATTCCAGCGCTTGTCTTTGTTACGGATCAGACGCTGCTGCTCTTCCTTGATAGGCTCCATGAATGCTTCCATGCCTGCGATACCAGCGGCGATGTCGTTGGTATAGCGTCTGCCTTCAAAGCTGCGTGTACCTACGTCATAGCTGCTCAGTGACGGCATGTCCCAGTGGTCGCCAATGTGGATGATAACGTCTGGCTTCTTATCCGCTGCGTACTGACCAGCCCAACGTAGATGCTCAATAGGGTGATCTGGTTTAACCTGTGTGTCTGGTATTACTAGATGCTTAGTCATTGTTGATCTCCGTGGTGAGCGTAGTCGCCATGTAGCTCTTCTCGTGCTGCTCGAACTACTTCAGCAGCCTCTTCTAAATTGTCAAAACTACCTAAGTGAATTCTTTTGCTTTCTAGTCTGATAGCGGCTTTCCACTTATTTGTGAGTTTACACCAACTGACTCCTTTATGACCGCTAGTGTTGTTCTTATTTAGTTTCCTGTTGTGTTGATTCTGATTTACAGTAACAGGTCGTAGATTTTCTATACGGTTGTCTGCCCTATCTCCATTAATGTGATCTAGTGTTTTAGGTAAGTATCCTTTGTGCAGTAAAAAAACAACCCTGTGTGCTAAATAACTTTTGTTGTTGATCCTCACTTGTCTGTAGCCGTCCTTTGTCGCACAACCTACAACAGCTCCGTTTGTTATTCCCCTTCTTTTTACTTTCCAAATCAAATCACCAGTTTCTTTATTGTAGTCAAACAATTCTTTCAATAAATCTACAGTTAAATCTCTCATTTCTTTCGCCTCTTGCGCTCTACTGCTGTCTTCTCAGCATGGCACTTGTAACACAACACTTGATAGCCTGACGCTTCTAGGAACATTCTGCTTATGTAGGTGTTCCAATCTACGAAGCCGACTTCAGGGTTAACTACTGGATCTATATGATCAACTGCTGCGTTGTTACGTTTACGAGTTCGTCCTTCTAGCGGCGGTAGTGTGGCTGGTCCAATCTTATTGCAGTTAGCACATTGGTATTTACCACGTTCTACCCAAGCTGTCTTCTTAGCATCGTGCTTAACGCCCCATTTACCGTGAGCGCCTCGCAGTGCTGAGATGATGAAAGACTTAAACCTCGCCTCTGTCCATCTTCCGTTATTTCTCACCTTTGAAACTCCATATCTCGCCATCGTAGCGTCTAAGCCAGAGCATCCTAGCATTCTCTATCACTCTGTCTTCGTCTCCGTCATACAACTCTACGCACTTGCTGTAGTAGTCCTGCTCAGTAACACAGTCCACTAACAGTTTAGCTGACTTCTTCTCACCGATGCCGTAGATGCCTATGATGTTATCAATGCGATCACCCATCAGTATCTGGCGGTAGAAGAACAGCATACCTTCTTCTTCAGTTACGTAGTAACGCTTCTTCTTTACAAAGTTATAGTGCCATCCTGGAATCTGATCAAAGTCTTTATCCAGAGAAACCATAATAGTTTTGTCACCGTGCTTCGTTCCTGCAATGGCGATAGCATCATCTGCTTCTTCGCCTTCGGTGACAACAGCAGCCCAGTTGTCGATAAGGTGGTCTCTTAGTACCTGAATATGTACTGGCTTTTTCTTATCTTTTCTGTTGCCTTTGTAGATGGCGGTAGTGGCATATTCTGTCCTGAAATTGCCACGACCAGTTAGATACAGAACATAGTGTGAGGTTTCTTTATCAGCACTGAGCTGACCTAGGATGTCTTCAATTAAATCGTCCATCTTGTTGATGGCATCGCTCTCAGACTTCTCATTACACGACCAGCCTACACGGTAGACCAGAATGTCTGCATCAATTAAAATCACAAAGCTTCGTCCATGTTAACTTCGATAGCTTCTACTTCACCACCGCTGTACGGAATCAAATCTGTCACTACTAGCTTTAGAAGTGTAGGACTGCGACCTGCTTGTCCCGCTGGTGATTTCCAGTCATAGGTGCTGATTACTGCTTTAGCCTTAGAGCCGTTGCCTATCAGGATGCCTTTAATCTCAGCACCGTCTGTGTCGTAGATGCGGATAGGGTGGCTAGATTTACAGGTAATGAAGCTGCCCTGACCGTCTTTGCTGCGTACATTCAAGCCTTGCATCTCAAGAGCTTCTACTGCTGCTTTAGACAATTGAGCTAGATCTACTTGAAATTTACCTGACATACGGTTCACTTCGTTAAGGTTAGACCACATCATGTCTGCGTTTACTGTTACTGGTTTTGCTTCGTTCATGCTATCACCTTTGATTGAAATATTGCGTTTACTTGCTGTTTTAGATCACAACTGATCTATGTATATTATACCATTTTTAATATGGTTTTGTCAATGAGTTTCAGCCCAATTGTTTCCTATTTTATACTCACCATCTAGAGGGCAGCGTAGCTCCAACACATCGCCTGCATCTCTGATGGCTTTGACTGCTGCTTTGCCTACAGTGTGTGCAAAGAACTCTGGTACTTCTATCTGGAACTCGTCGTGCACGTTAGCTACTAACTTGTACGGTATCCTGTACGTGTCTAACGCGTGTACTAATAACACCAGTGCCTGTTTCATTGCGACAGCACCAGCTCCTTGTAACAATGTGTTTAATGCTGCGTGCTCGCTTCTCACTCGTAAGCGTCTGCCGTCTAACGAGGGCAATGTACCGCTACTGGCGAATTTTGCTACACGCTTTTTAAGATTGTCTAGTGCTGGTGTGTTACGAAGGAAAGAGTTTATTAGCTTCTCACCTTCCTTATAACCACCCCCGACTATTTGACCTATCTTTGCTGCTCCTGCACCATACAGGAAAGCATAGATGAATGTCTTAGCCTGATTACGGTCAGTTAGTCCTGCTGCTTTCATGTTAGCTGTGTGAATGTCACCGCTCAGTATCTCGTTGGTGTAGTTCTCATCACGCATGTAATGTGCCAGCATACGTAGCTCTAAACCACTGGCATCAATACCGACTAGTTTGCTGCCTTCAGGCACAGTCCAGAAAGATCTACATTCTGTACCGTATGGTGCTGACACTGACGGCACCTGAGCCATGTTAGGGCTGTGATGCGTCATACGTCCTGTCACTGCACCGTTGGTAATCACTCTACCGTGGACCCTGCCGTCCTTCTGAAAGGATAACCAAGAATCTATCTGTGCGGTGCGCTTTTGAAGCATTAGATACTCGTAGATCATCTTAGCTTCTGGTATGTCGATACCTTCCAAGACCTTCTCGTTAACAATGATAGCGCCCTTGTCTGTTTTTTTCTTAAACTTTACACCTACGCTCTGAAGCCTCTCAGCTATTTGCTTGCGAGATCCTACGTTAAACACTGTTACCTTATCCTTTAGGCGTTTTCCTGTCTTCTCGCTCCAACGCTCCTCGATTATTGGTAGGAACACTTTCTGTAGGTCTGCTGTTATCTGTAGCATCTTCCAGTTCAGTTCTACCCAGAGCGAGCTGGCTTGTTCTACGTTGAGCATGAAGCCGTTTCGTTCCTGCTGCGCCGTAATGATAGACACCTGTTTTTCTAAATCTACGCATTGTTCGCTGAATCCCTCGTTTTTAAGGCATTTGGTTATGTTTTTGTAAAGCTTAGTGGTGAGTGCTACGTCTTGTTTGCAATACTCTATCATCTCGTCTGACAAGCCACCGTCATAATCGCTAAAGTCAATCTTAGGATCTCCAAAACGCTCACCCCAAGAAGCTAAACTGTGACCGCCTTCCAGCGAGGGATTGTACAGTCTACTGAGCACTAGGGTATCCAATTGCTTGTTATTTGGCACACATAGTTTCCACACCTTGTCAAGAACTGGCGCGTCGAAGCCTGTTATGTTGTGACCAATCACGCCTACAGCATCACGAAGAAGAGGTTCCAGAGTCTCTGCTGTAGTGTGTACAGCCATATTCCCTGTATGTACTTCTTCAGTTACTACGCACCAAATCGTATCGTGCTTAGTGTTGGTTTCTATATCTAGTGTAATCAACATAATACTGACTCGCTTTAGTTTCTTTGTTGCTGTGTTTGTCGTAAGGGTTAGTATATTTTATTTGAGCTTTACACTCTTGTAGGTCAATTACCCAGCTTCCAATCTTGCTCATATTCTTGGCTCTCCAGTATGTTATCTGATTCAGACCGCAGGTCTTCTCTGTCGATCGTGTTTATTTCATTGTCGGTGTAAAAGTAGCAACCATTGCACATATCTAAATAATCACCACTTTGTACTGACTTTCTAGTAGATTCAAAATCCGTTAATGCCTTATTACACGCTAAACATCTCATTACAGGGCTTCCTCTCTAATTTCGTTCATTCTACCAGTGTTAGCGTCGAATAACAACCCACCTGCTTTGCCTGTAGTGCCGCAGAAGCGATTCTTCAACACTCTGACGTTAGTCGTGTTGCGCTCTATAGGGTCATCAGCCTGACCGTTTCGCTCTAGCCCTATCACCATGTCTGATAACTGTGCGATGGACGCAGAGCCTCTGAGCTGTGACAGTGAACTGACTGCACCCTCTTCGTGACCTTTACCGTCTGGTCGTTTTAAATGGCTGACCATGAATAGTGTTACGCCTGTTTCCTGAACCAACATACGTAGCTTTGTGCATATCTCGTCCAGCGCCTTGCGCTCGTCACCGTTACTCTGAGCTGATACGACAATAGAAACATGGTCTAAGAAGATGTACTTGGTGTCTAACGCCTTAGCCATGTAACGACAGCGGGCAATGATATTATCAACACTGGTGCTACCGAAGTGGTCAAACAGAAACATTCTCTGCGTTCCCATAGTGTTTTCGAAGGCTTCCCAGCGTTCTTGTTCAGTGCTTTCTGTGTCTGGCAGGTGTAGCGGCTTATTTGCGGCTAACGACATTAACGACAATGCTGTCTTTCTGGCGTTCTCCTCCAAGAATAGTAGGCCAATGTTCTCTTCTGAGTTCTTCAGGATGTGCCACACTATCTCTCTAACAAACTGAGACTTGCCTAGTCCAGATCCTGCTGTGATTGTCACCAGCTCTGCCTCTCTAATGCCGTATGTTAGCTTATTAAGGCTGTCCCACGGGTACATAACTGCTGACTTCTCTAATGGCTTGTTAACCTCTTCCCAGAGTGCGGCACCGTTAATGATTCCATCGGGCACAAACTTCTCTGCCGCCCAGAATGCCGCGGTAAAGTCTTTTATATTGTTATCCATTAGGTAATCGTTAGCATCTTTGTACTGTGGCGGGTGCTTCATCACTGCTGACTTACCACCAAACAGCTCTGCTACCTCTCTGGCTGCTTTCTGGCCCACATCGTCGCTATCAAAACATACGATAATAGCATCGAAGGTGTCTAACCACTCGTAAGCTGCTTTACAATCCTTTAGAGCTGCGCTAGCGCCGTTACGTACACTAACACAAGGGTATTTGCTGCCTTGCATCTGGTAGCCTGCTGCGGCATCGTACTCACCTTCGAAGATAGTGACATATCTACCGCCGCCAGTGAACAATTGCTGTCCAAATAGTGTGGCATCTTTCCAATCTCCTACGGTTGAGAATTGCTTATCTGCCATCCTTACTTTAGCTGCCACGGGTATGGTATCGCTCTCTGAGCTGTAGTAACTAAAATACGTCTTCTCTGGTGTATCTAAAATGCCGTAAGTCTTGCAAGTTGCCGTTGTTAGTCCTCTAACTGGTATTGCAGAATAGCGGCCAGTAGTAAGTAGATTCTCTACTGAATTAAAACTAGGTTTTGCCTTAGGCTCAAAACTCTGAGGAACTTTAATGGCGAAATCGCTATCATCTTTCCTGGTGTATTTGCTACAGGAATGGCAGTAGGTACTTGTTTCGTTAACCTGTAGTGCGTCTGAACTGTCGCAATCTGGGCAGGCTTGGTGTGTTTTATTCATTCTTCTGTCTCCTCATACGCCCTACCGAACGATATTATCATCAGTGGTAACAATAGGATAGTTCCTTGGAATGGTCTGACTAGCAACTCTTCTGTGAAGGTGTTGTATAAGTATATTGGCCTAGAATCAACAAACTCTAAATCTAAACCAACCCCGTTACGTAACTCAATACTAAAACTCCTGCCGAAAATGGTTGTATAAAACATTATTTATCCTCTCTGGTACGTGTAAAAATCATGTCATACTCGTTGCTCTCGTGTATGAAGTCCACTATCTTACCTGAACTAATCTGGTAAAACAATGCTGCTTGAGTAACGTCGAAAGTACCGTTGGCAACATCATGCGCTGCCTTCATCACTGCTTGAACCTCTGGCGATAACTCACCCCCATTTACCATATATTCTCTAAACATTAACTAGCCTCCTATTAAGCCATTTTGCAGATAGTTTCGCGCTCTCTGTCTCCAGTAGAGGCCATATTATAGCTCTCTCCGAAGGTCTAATTTCTTTATCGGTAAAGCTCTCTTTATAGTGCATACGACCGTGTAGGGTGCTATGTGGAACCCCAGATATAATAGACAGCTCTTTTAAGCTGTAGCGGTGCCCCTCTAACAATCGTTTATGTGTCGATTTGTTAACATAAGTATTGATTTTTTGCATTGTTTCAGTTTCCGTAGTTTATTTTAGCCTAAAAATAGTATATAAATGACTATATAGTTCAAAAGCGCAACTTTAAAGCCCTTTCTAATAATCATTAATTGTTATCTTCTAACGCCTCTCGTGCCCTAGAGTCTTTAAAGTCTTTCTCTAACGCTCTTTGTAAGTGATAGTCCATGAAATCGTGCAAAGCCTCAATAGTCTCCATGTCGTCGCTATCGGGCGTAAACATGTTCACCTTTTCCAAATAGTTTGCGTTCGTTACTATGTCCCGCAATAGAATATAAAATTGCTCTTTGTTCTCTCTATCGCTTGGTTCTGGTGTTAAGTGTTCGTCGCCGTGTAGCCAACTATGATCTCTACTTTGCATGATAATATTCTCCAAAGGGTTCACGTATAAGGTTTAGAATGTTTATTAAATCTTCGTCCGCAATATCGCAATAGGCACTGATAGTCTCAATTTTAATTCCGCAATCGTCAAAGATTTCACACACTCCAGTAAATATCATCAGCCCATCATCACCGTCAGTGTAAACAATCTGCACTTCGTCCTCTGACCGGTTAATGATGAAGTCGGACCGCATATCCTGCGCCCACTTGAGCAAATCCTTTTCGTTCTTGCCTGTTATTCTTATAGCTTCTCTATAGTCTGGATCTGTCATTGTGCTCTCTCTCTCTAATGGTTTAAAAATGTAATACTATCATCTTGTCAATGACGGACGCAATAGTCTTTTGAAAATAATTGTTCTCTCTCTCTGCGGTACTCATAGGGACTCCCCCTTGTAACTCTCTCGCGCGCTAGTGCCTCTATTACGGGAAACAGGTCCCAAGCGCATAAATTACCAGAATACACGGGCATGGTTAACCAATAGGGCCAAACAAGCTCCAGGATGGCCGTCTAAGCGCGTTTATAGCCAATTGTGACCCAGGGTATAGGGTAGGTTTAAACAGGCTTAAATCGTATTATATTATATAGCAGGCAAAAAAATACCCTAGCATTTAACTAGGGCAAAAGGGGGATTACTACAGGGGAATTACTTAGACCATTGCGCCGCCATTGCATCAGCTATGCCTTGGAAGGTCTCGCTTCTGATTTTCCAGCGGTCGGCGCTAGGTGGTAACATGTGGATACGCTGCGCTTCCTTCTTTGGCAATGTGCGCCATAGTGCTTCAACGTCATCGGTGGCGGTTAACGGTGGCAGGTTATGTAGCCATAAACCTGTCTTTTTACTTTCAGCATGGCCGAACTGGTAAGGTTGCACGTATTGCGTGGGCTTTATAGGTAACACGCCAACAGGGTTCTCAAATGCTACCTTCGGTGCGTGCTTCTTTGCGTGCTCAAATAGCGATAGCGTCCATTCTATCGCCTTTATGCGCTCGTTATTCTTTGGCATGCCTGAGCCGTACCAACGATTGCCAGAGACGGCCAGCGCTGTGCAGGGTGGATGCATAATGATTAAATCCCAACCTTCAGCGATAACAGGCCAGCAATCACCCGCGTAATGGTTTGGGCTATCATCATCGGCGGGTAACAGGTCGCAGCTATAGGCAGCATGCCCCAGCTTTCTAAATGCTTCTCTGACCTTGCCGCTGTACTCGCATGCAACTAATACTCTCATTTTGTAGCCCTCTCAATAGCAGGATAGTCTCGGCGCAATCGCGCCCACTCTGTCAGAGCAATGGGTCGTCTATGGTTTAACGTGCGCCCCGTGCTTATAACTCTATGCGCTTGTTCCTCTGTTAGGCCGTAGTATTCAGCAAAACGCGGCACTGTCAGGAAATTATTAACCCAGTCGATGTATAGATCTTCTATTTTTTGCCTGTTAGTTTTCATTACTTAGCCTCCTATGGCTATAATATCGTTAAACTGTTTTAGATTGCTATGGGTGACAAAAAAACTATCTACTAAACTATTATCTATTGTCCGTTGTGCTTTATTGCTACCCTTGCGAGTTAAAGCGCCTATGACTTTCCCGTCTAAGTGGCGTAAATCCGTCTTATCAAAGTTTGCTAGATTATCGGGTATCGTCAAACTATCGCTTGCAATAAGCTTTGTATTAAACGCCATTGCTATGCGGTGACCTGCTTTGACTGCTTTGAGTAAAGCCGCGCGGCTTTGTTTGCTGTACATACTACCCGAAAACGTTAAATCATAGTTTGCTAGCGTATTTTTACGCACTCTGCTTAATTCTTTGCTGTAATCATAGAATTGACTAGCTGGTCGCGCTTTGTAAATATCGCTAAAATCCAGATCACTAGTACCGTTTAAGCGGAACAATGCGGGCATACCCGTCTTAACTGCTTTGCGCTCTGCTTTATCTATTTCAGATAGTACCTGCGCCTTGAAGTAATCGGGACGCAATAGCATTAATATAGTGCGCTTTGTGGCGGCATTCTGGCCTGTAGTCATGCCCAATTGACCACTATCAATTAAACACGGTTCTTTGCATCCTGCTTTATCGGCAAACGAACATAACGTATTGACTGCTATTTTATCGGCAGGCTGTAGGTAAATAACGTAGCTATCATATTTTGCCGCGCCTTTTTCTAGCTTGGTACTGCTACCGAAAAATGTCATGGGTTTATTGAGATAATCAACATGATCTAGCGCCCATTGTTTGGCTTTTTTATTAATTAAATCGCTTACTGTAATTTGGTACTTGGTTATAGGTATCATTTTATTAGTTCCCGTATCTGATTAATATAATTTGGTAATTGATGGCGAATATTGAAACCACCACTGTCGCCAGTATGACAAAGCCTAACACGTTCGCGATTAGTGTATCGCGTTTTTGTTTGCGTAGTTTGCGCTTATATGCTGAATTCATTATATTATCCCTCTATTATTTTAGGTAAATCGCTCAGGTATACAGCTCTCATTCTAGCTTGCTCAGACCAATGCATCGTATTCCCGTAACGCTCTTTGCGTCTGATCATCTGGCTACGATATACAGCCGCGTCATGGTCTAGAATGCCTAGCTGTACAGCGTGGTCTATCAGTGCCTGTGCCTGTGTGATTGTCATTGTCTATATATCCGTTGTTTGTTTATATGGTTCTATTATAGGGCGCTAGCACATAGAGTCAACGCCCTGGGCTATTCGTTATAGTTATAGCGTCCATTCATTAGATTGATGTAGTACATTCTATTATGCGCGCACGCGCGAGTAACATACCAGTAGATATGTAGTCAACTATTAGTGTGACTCGATTGGCTATGTTGGTCACGGTGTAGGTCGTGACAGTACCCTATAGCATACTCCCCCATTAACTGTACAGGATCTAGTGTGACCGCATCAGCTATCCTGGTCACGTGACTGCATTGACTATCCTGGTCACCGATGAGGCTTGACAGACCGAGGTGGGTGTGCTGACGGGGACGGGGGAGGGCTGGGGCAGCGTGGGACTGTTACGGTACCCTACCAGATACTAAAAAAGAGCAAAATAGACTATAAAAAACAAGGTAGTAATAGCTAACAGCTATATAGGCTATGTTGTTGATTATAAAGGAATAAAAAAGCCACTGCGGAGACGCTGTTACTGCTGAGAATCCGCCAAAGAAGGAACAGGGTAGGTGTTAACAAGCAAAGCAGTGTCTTAGTTAACAAATATAACAAATAAAGCTTGACTTCTGCTTAAAAATATGCTATAATAGCTATATAGTTCATTGATAAGCTTTAATGCTTTAGAGTTAGAAAGATTGAAAAGAGGTATTAAGTATCAAATAATGATTATCACTTAGCCTTAAATGTCTTTCTTGCTTTAAAGTCTTTCTTATTGGAAAAGAGCTATAAAGACTATATAGAGAATCTCAATAGAGGCAATTCTGTGGCTGATAAGAAGATAGGTAGACCTAAGAAGTCTACAGTGGCAAGTGTTACCAAGGGTAAGCGCAAAGCATTAGGCAGACCCAAGGGCGATGCAGCTACTATTAACGAATATAAAGCAAGGATGTTAGCATCTCCTAAGAGTAGGAAAGTGTTAGACAGTATTCTTAGTGCAGCGTTAGACGACGACCACAAGAATCAAGCAGCAGCATGGAAGCTCTGTATGGATAGATTGTTACCTGTTAGCTATTTCGAGAAGGATAAGGTTAACGGTGGCAAGAGTGCCATCAATATCTCTATTACAGGTGTTGGAGGCGAGACCACTGTTATAAGCGGTGGCGAAGAAGAACCCATTGAAGGGGATTATACTGATGTATAACATTAACAACGATTTAGATTACTTCACTAGAGAAGAGTTTGCTTGTCAGTACACTGGCGAGAACGAGATCAGTGATGTATTACTCCTGAAGTTAGATTTGTTACGTGCTAGGTGTGCATTCCCTTTCGTTATCACAAGTGGTTATAGATCAGAAGACCACCCCATCGAAAGAAAGAAGGAGAAAGCAGGAACTCATGCCCAAGGAATTGCAGCGGACATTAAAGTTAGTAACGGAACACAAAGGTACACGGTTGTTGAAGAGGCCATTAAGATGGGCTTTACGGGAATTGGAGTTGCTAACGGTTTTGTGCATGTTGACATCCGCAGTCTTGACGGTAACGAGTCTCCTGTAATGTGGTGCTACTAGCTTGGCTGATTTAAAGGTTGAGTTACTTCCTTGGCAGCAAACAGTATACAATGACCCTACACGCTTTAAAGTTGTAGCTGCTGGTAGACGTACAGGTAAGTCTCGTCTAGCTGGTTGGGCGTTAATACTTGCTTGTCTAAATGCTAAGAAAGGTCAGGTGTTCTACGTTGCCCCTACACAGGGTCAGGCTAGGGACATTATGTGGCAGATGCTGCTGGAGCTAGGACATAGTGTTATAGCCTCTAGCCATGTCAACAACCTACAGATTAAGTTTATAAACGGTGCTTTGTTAACCCTAAAGGGTGCAGACAGACCAGAGACTATGCGAGGTGTTAGCCTCAAGTTCTTGGTTATGGACGAATACGCCGATATGAAGCCAGAGGTGTGGGAGCAGATATTACGTCCAGCTCTTGCGGATCAGAAGGGTGATGCGATGTTTATTGGTACGCCAATGGGTCGTAACCACTTCTACGACCTGTACCAGTACGCTAGCGTATCGAAGGATGATACGTTTGTTGGTTACCACTTTACTAGCTTCGACAACCCACTGCTAGACCCTGATGAGATCAGAGCTGCTGAGAAGTCTATGTCAGCCTTTAGTTTCCGTCAAGAGTTCATGGCATCCTTTGAGGCTCACGGTAGTGAACTATTTAAAGAAGAAGATGTTAAATTTAGCGAAAAAGAGCCAGAAGATGGTTATTTCTACATTGCTGTCGATTTGGCAGGTTTTGCAGACGTACAGAAAGTCACTACCAAGACTAAGCGTCTTGACCAAACAGCTATATCTGTTGTTAAAGCGGGTGTTGAAGGCTGGTGGGTTGCTGATATCATACATGGGCGATGGGGCGTTGAAGAGACCGCACGAAAGATCTTCGGAGCGGTAGACAAGTATAAACCTGCTGCTGTCGGTATTGAGAAGGGTGCGTTAAAGAATGCTGTACACCCATATCTAAACGATCAGATGAAGAAAAACCAACGCTTTTTTAGAGTAGAAGAGCTTACTCACGGTAACAAGAAGAAAGTAGATAGAATTGTGTGGGCTTTGCAAGGACGCTTTGAACACGGCAACATCAGTTTAAATAAAGGCAAGTGGAATAGTCAGTTTCTTGACGAATTGTTTCAGTTCCCTAATCCATTAGTCCACGATGACTTGATAGACTCACTAGCATACATAGACCAGTTAGCTAAGGTTGCTTATGCTTTTGACTATGAAGAAGATGACTACGAATTCCTAGACAAATACGCAGGCTACTAACTATGCTAGAAGATAACGAAGACTTTGCTGTTGAACAACATTTAGAAGACTGGGTAATCCAGAAGTGTGACGGATGGCGAGATCATTTCGAAGCTAATTATTCACAACGCTTTGACGAATACTACCGTTTATGGCGTGGACAATGGTCTGCACAGGATCAGTCACGTACCTCAGAACGATCTAAGATTATCTCTCCTGCGCTACAGCAGGCTGTTGAATCCTCAGTAGCAGAACTAGAAGAAGCTACCTTTGGTCGTGGTAAGTGGTTTGATATTAAAGATGACTACATGGATCAAGACCCTCAAGACATCGTTATGCTGCGCAATCATCTTGAAGAAGACTTTAAGAAGAACAAGGTACGCAAGGGTGTTGCTGAGTGTCTAATCAATGCTGCTGTGTTTGGCACAGGTATTGCAGAGATTGTTCTAGAAGAAGAGAAAGAGTTTAAACCAGCTACACAGCCCGTGCTAGGCGGAGAGATGACAGCGGTAGGTGTTAACATTGTAGACCGTACTTGCGTTAAGCTGCGTCCTGTAATGCCTCAGAACTTCCTGATTGACCCAGTAGCTACAGATATTGAATCAGCTCTAGGTTGTGCTGTAGACGAGTTTGTTTCGTCTTTCTCAGTAGAGATTCTACAGGAAAGCGGTGTATATCGTGAAGCAGACATTGTTAGTGCTACTCCAGACTTCGACATTGAGCCTGATCAAGACCTTACACGCTACGACGAAGACAAGGTACGTCTTACTAAGTATTATGGTCTAGTGCCACGTCACCTGCTTGAAAAAGCAATGAAGGAAGACGAAGCAGAAGACGAAGAGATTGTTGAGTTTGAAGAAGAAGACGATTCCTACTACGTAGAAGCAGTTGTTGTTATCGCCAATGGCGGCACATTGCTCAAGGCTTCGCTTAACCCTTATATGATGCAAGACCGTCCTATCGTGGCATTCCCATGGGATGTCGTTCCTAGCCGCTTCTGGGGCAGAGGAGTATGTGAGAAAGGCTACAACAGTCAGAAGGCGTTAGACACAGAGCTACGCGCTAGAATTGACGCTCTTGCACTAACCATCCACCCAATGATGGCAATGGACGCTTCTCGTATGCCTAGAGGCGCTAAACCTACTATTCAGCCAGGAAAAACCATCCTTACCAACGGCAACCCTGCTGAGATTCTACAGCCATTTAACTTTGGTCAGGTCAGTCAGATTACCTTTGCACAAGCTCAGGCTTTGCAGACAATGGTACAGACAGCTACAGGCGCTATTGACTCAGCAGGTATTGCTGGTTCTGTTAATGGCGATGCTACCGCTGCTGGTGTGTCTATGTCACTAGGTGCTATCATTAAACGTCACAAGCGTACTCTTATCAACTTCCAAGAGTCTTTTGTAATTCCTTTTGTTACGAAAGCAGCTTATAGGTATATGCAGTTTGAGCCAGAGATGTACCCAGTAGCTGACTACAAGTTCCATACGTCTAGCTCGTTAGGTATCATTGCTCGTGAGTACGAGGTTACACAGCTTGTGCAGCTCCTACAAACTATGTCGCCAGATACTCCTATGTATCCTAAGCTGGTTATGTCTATTATTGACAACATGAACCTGTCTAACCGTGAAGAGTTAATTCAGGTACTTGAGCAAGCCAACCAGCCTAACCCAGAAGCACAGCAGGCACAGCAGGCAGCACAGCAGCAACAAGCAGCCTTCCAAGCGTCACAGACTGCTGCACTCAACGGTCAGGCACAAGAGTCTGCTGCTAGAGCGCAGAAGATTACAGTGGAAGCACAAGCCATCCCACAAGAGCTTGAGATTGATCGTATCAAGGCTGTGACTACAAATCTTAAAGCAGGAGACGCAGATGACAAGGAGTTCCAAAAGCGTCTAGAAATCTCTAAGCAGTTGCTCAAGGAACGTGAAGTAGCTGTTAAAGAAGGAAACGTAGAAGCAACGCCAGCGCCTCAAGCAGAACCAGAACCAGCGCCAGCACCAACCCCTCAAGCTACTTTCGAGCCACAAGGAGATAACACACTATGATAACAACACGAGAGTTAGAGCACGTAGTAGCTCAGGTTAACGCTAGATTTGAAGAGTTGTTTAAAGAATTAGAGAAATTAAAAGCTAAAGAGGAGAAGCCCAGTGGCGACACCAAGAAAGGGAAAGGCAAAGGTTAAAGTAACCTCTAGCGGAAAAAAAGTAAGCTATGGCCAAGCTGGTAAAGCTAAAGGTGGAGGTCCTCGCGTAAAACCTGGGACTTCCAAAGGCGATAGCTACTGTGCTAGAAGTCTAGGCATTAAAAAGGGATTGCCTAAGGCTAAACAGAACGATCCTAACACGCCCAATAATTTATCACGCAAACGCTGGAAGTGTTCTGGCGCTAAATCGAGGAAATAACATGCCATACGGTACAGGTACATACGGAACAAAGGTCGGAAGACCACCTAAGAAGAAGAAGAAACCAGTTAAGAAGCCAGTAAAGAGATGAAGGGTCAGACACACGGTGGTAAGGGAAGTGCCACTAGAAAGACCGATTCAGCCAAGTTTGCAAGCAACTGGGACGCTATATACAACAAACCAGCAAAGAAGTCAAGTAAAAAATCAAATAAAGCTTGACTTTCTTATGCTTTTATGTTATAATAACTAGGTAACCAACACTTAAATAACTGTCCTTAATGGAGAAACAGTAATGATTGATAAAGATTTAGAGCTATATTACCGCAACGCATCTGATATGTTTGTTACAGAAGGTTGGAAGACTTTAATGTCTGACCTAGCTGCTAACGCAAACAATATCAACTCTGTTGAACACACTAAAGATGGAGAAGACCTGCACTTCCGTAAAGGGCAATTGTCAGTTCTTGGTAGCCTCCTTACTTTAGAGACTCAACTTAAAGAAGCAGAAGAGCAAGCTTTGATAGCAGAAGATTACGAAGACGAAGCAGCTTAATGCGTATTATCTTAGAGTTTAAGTGTGAGGACGGTCATGTCAATGAGAGATTTGTTGAAGATGACTGCACTCACATACCTTGTTTAGATTGCGACAAGATGGCAAGAAGAATTGTAAGTGCTGTTCGTTCTAAGCTAGACCCTATATCTGGAGACTTCATGGGTGCGACCAGACAGTGGGAAAAGAACAGAGAACAGAAGCTACAACAAGAACGCAAGGCCAACTCCTAACCGAAGCCCTGCATAATACACCTCCATAATGAGATTACTCACGGAGTTTAATAATGGCAACATTACACGACGAGCGTCAAGAAGACGTTGACAACGAAGAAGAAATAAGTCAGTTTACTGAGGAACCTGAGCTTCAGGAGACTCCTCAAGAAGATGACATCCCTGACAAGTACAAAGGAAAATCAACCGCTGATATTGTAAGGATGCACCAAGAAGCTGAAAAGCTCCTAGGAAAGCAAAGCGGCGAAGTAGGGGAGTTACGATCTGTTGTTGACAACTATATACAGACACAACTCGACACAACAACAAAAGCAACCCAAGAACCTGAAGAAGAAATAGACTTTTTCTCTGATCCCGACAAGGCTGTCGAGAGAGCTATTAAGAATCATCCTTCAATTAAAGCTGCTGAAGCTCAGACCCAGCAGTATAAACAAGCTAACGCACAGACTCAATTGCAACAACGTCACCCCGACATGCAAGAGATTCTGCAAGATGGTAAGTTTGTAGATTGGATTAAAGGATCAAAGATTCGTACACAGCTCTTCGCGCAAGCGGATACGCAGTATGACTACGAAGCTGCTGATGAACTTTTCACTAATTGGAAGGAACGTCAAGGTGCAGTAGCGCAGACTGCTACAAATGAGAAAGCTAGTCGTAAAACCGCAGTTAAGAACGCCTCAGCAGGTAATGCCAGAGGTAGTGGTGAAGCAGCTAGTAGAAAAATCTATAGACGCTCAGACATTATTAAACTTATGCAGACCGATCCTGAACGCTATTTGTCTTTGAGTGACGAGATTACTCAAGCATACGCTGAAGGACGAGTCCGACAATAATCTTATTTTAAGGAAGTATTATCATGGCTACATCAGTATATCCCAATATGGGCGGAGCAGTAGACAACACTAGCGCAGCGAAGTTTATCCCAGAAATCTGGAGTGACGAAGTAATTGCAGCGTACAAGAGCAATCTCGTACTAGCTAATCTTGTTAAGAAAATGGGCATGACTGGCAAGAAGGGCGATGTTATCCACGTACCTAAGCCTCTTCGTGGCACAGCTAGTGAAAAAGTTGCACAAACTGCTGTTACTATCCAGAGCAGCGTAGAGTCAGAAGTTCTGATTAACATCAACAAGCACTTCGAATTCTCTCGTTTGATCGAAGACATTACCGAAGTACAGGCTCTCGCTTCTTTGCGACAGTTCTATACAGGCGATGCAGGCTACGGCTTGGCCAAGCAGATTGACAACGATTTGTTTGAGTTGGCTAAGTCTTTCGGAGACGGCGATGGCACTAGCTACGTTAACTCTGGTTCTTTCCAGATCAACACTACCTCTGGCGCTTTGGAAGCATTCGACATCGACGGCGCTGCTGACGTTGGCGATTTCTCTGACGCTGCTATGCGTTCGTTGATTCAGAAGCAAGATGACGCAGACGTTCCTATGGACAACCGAAGCTTCATCGTACCACCTTCGCTACGTAATGCCATCATGGGCATTGAGCGTTACACTTCTACTGATTTTGTTAATGGCAAAACTGTAGAGACTGGTAAGATTGGTAACCTGTACGGTGTTGACGTATTCGTCTCTACCAACGTACCTGTTATTGATACTACTGGTGGTGCTACTATCCGTGGCGCACAGCTAATCCACAAGGACACTTCTGTTCTTGCAGAGCAGCAGGCTATCCGTTCGCAGACCCAGTACAAGCAAGAGTTCTTAGGCACTCTGTATACTGCTGATTGCCTATATGGTGTTCAGGTTATGCGTCCAGAAGCAGGCTTCACTCTAGCTGTTAAGTAAGAAGTAACAAACTAGGGGATTCTTCGGAGTCCCCTTTTTACTTTTCTTTTGTTTTCTTAGGAGCTATACATGGCAATATTTAGAGGTGACGGAGGTGCGGGCGATTCCAATACGGATGCTACGCTACTAGCAGTCACAGCCCAAGCTGTTATAGCCACTACGAAAGCAAGCGATTCAGCCGCTAGTGCCGTAAGCGCCAGCAACTCAGCAACAATTGCAACAGACAAAGCAGCAGAAGCGTCTACATCAGCAACCAACGCAGCTAACAGCGCGACAGGTGTTGCACAGTACGCAACAGCAGCAGCCAACAGTGCTACAGCAGCAGCAACTTCAGAAACTAACGCAGCCACTAGCGCCACAGCAGCAGCTACAGCAGAAACTAATGCTGAAACCGCTGAGACGAACGCAGAGACTGCTGAGAGCAATGCAGCGATCAGTGCTGCCACAGCTACTACTAAAGCAGCAGAAGCCGTTACAAGCGCATCTAATGCGTCTACGAGTGCTTCTACTGCAACGACCAAAGCATCAGAGGCAGCGACTAGCGCCAGCAATGCCTCAACCTCCGAAAGCAATGCTGCTACGTCAGCCTCTGATGCATCTACTTCAGCCACTAACGCAAGTAACTCAGCTACGGCTGCGGCTTCTTCTGCTAGTGGTGCAGCGACTTCTGCCACTAACGCCGCTACTAGTGCTACAGCGGCTGGTACGTCTGAGACTAACGCAGCGACAAGTGCTACAAGTGCTTCTGTCAGTGCTACAGCAGCTGCAACCTCAGAGACTAATGCAGCCACTAGCGCAACTACAGCTACTAATCAAGCAACAGCAGCGGGTCTAAGCGCCACTAACGCAGCGACAAGTGAAAGCAATGCTGCTAGTTCTGCTACAGCCGCCAGCACCTCAGCATCTAGTGCAGCTACGTCAGCAACAGCAGCGTCCACAAGCGCAACTAATGCAGCAACGTCTGAGACTAATGCAGCTGGTTCAGCTACAGCAGCAGCCACATCAGCGACTAACGCGGCTACGTCAGAGACTAATGCAGCAGCCAGCGAAACAGCAGCGGCTATATCAGCTACTAATGCTAGTGCCTCTGAGACAGCAGCGGCGACTAGTGCAGCGACAGCAACAACTAAGGCTAGTGAAGCTAGTACCTCAGCAGCTAACGCAGCTACAAGCGCAACTACGGCCACTACACAGGCTACTAATGCAGCCACTAGTGCAACTGCTGCGGCCACTAGTGCTACAGCTGCTTCTACCAGCGAGACTAACGCAGCAACATCAGAGACTAACGCAGCCACTAGTGCAACATCAGCAGCAGCTAGCGCAGCAGAGGCAATTGTAACTCTTTCTAATCTTAACGCAGACAACATGACTACTGGCACACTCAACGGTGGAACTTACTAAAGGTATTTAAACATGGCAACAAAAATTGTAACTAAAAATAGCTCCACCGCTGGTGCTGCCCCTACAGCAACTGATCTTGTACAAGGTGAGCTGGCGGTCAACGTAGCTGACAAGCGTCTATACACAGAAGATAACGCAGGTGCTATTGTAGAGCTGGGTACTAACCCTAGTGGCGATGTGACCTTCCAGGATAACGGCAAAGCCATTTTTGGTGCTGGCAGCGACCTACAGATTTACCATGATGGTAGTGATAGTGTAATAGCTGAAACGGGAACAGGTAATTTAGCATTATGGGGCAATAACATTAAATTGCTCAATGCTGGTGGCACTGAAACAATGCTTGATGCAGATCCCAATGGAGCAGTCACCCTTTATTACAACGATGTTACTAGACTAGCCACTTCAGGGGGAGGCATAGACGTTACTGGCACAGCCACGATGGATGGGCTTGATGTTGACTCTACGACACCACAGATAAAGCTAAATGAAACTGACGTTACTGACGAAAACACTCAGTTTATACAAGCATCTGGCAGCTTTAGAATTAGAACGGTAACTGATGCTGGGACGCTTGTTGCTGAACGTATGCGTATTGACCACGGAACTGGCGACATCAGCTTCTACGAAGACACAGGCACAACGGCTAAGTTGTTCTGGGATGCGTCTGCGGAGTCTTTGGGTATTGGTACTAGTTCGCCTAGTGGTGCATACGCACAGCCAAGTCTGCACATCCATGCTTCAGGTAATGGTGCAGAGCTACATCTTACTGATGGTACAACAGGCGCAACATCTTCTGATGGTATGTCTATATTTCAGTACGCGAATGACGGCTATATACATATGCGTGAAAACGGTAGTTTACGAACGTATATAAACGGCTCAGAACGCATGCGCATAGACAGCGCAGGCAACGTGGGTATTGGTACTAGTTTGCCTAGTTCAATACTGTCAACTTCTGGTACTGATACAACAGCGTATTCCTCAAGCTCAGTAGGTGGTCAAGACAGTTCAGCTACACTAAAAATTCAGAACTTAACCACTTCCGCTAATTCTTTTGCCTCTATTGATTTTAACACTAACAATAATCGCGTTGTAAATAGAATTGTATCCTCGCATGGTTCTACAACTACAGATGGGTTTTTAGCTTTTGTAACTGAAGGCTCTGGAACTCCAGCAGAACGTATGCGCATAGACAGCGCAGGTCGCGTTGGTATTGGTACTAGTTCGCCTCAGTACATTACAGAGATTGCAAAAACTCAAGCGGGTGGTATAGGGCCAACCTTGTACCTACACAACACAGCAGACAGTGCTGCAGTAGGCCATGCCGCTGAAATTAGATTTAACCTAAGAGGCACAGAAGCTACTACCAGAAACGCGGCAATACAAGCTGTTGCTGAATCGACTTACGGTACAAGCCCTGCTTTAACCTTTTTAACGTCATCAGGCGATAATGGCTCTGCCACAGAACGTATGCGCATAGACAGCGCAGGCAACCTGTTGGTGGGTACTACGACAAGAAAAAATTCAGCGTCCAGAGTATCTATAAAACCCGTTGGTTCGGGTGTTGCTTTTGAAACTCAACCCTCAGACGCGAATGGATATTATGTTGGCCTCTTTTATAATAATTCTAGCGCTCTTGTAGGTTCTATCTATAGTTCACCAACTTCAACATCCTTCAACACCTCCTCAGACCAACGCCTCAAGGACAACATTGCAGACGCTGATGACGCAGGTAGCAAGATAGATGCTATACAAGTTAGACAGTACGACTGGAAAGCTGATGGCTCTCATCAAGACTACGGCATGATTGCACAGGAGCTACAACTTGTTGCACCAGAAGCTGTTAGTGGAGATGCTGACTCAGAAAATATGATGGGAGTGGACTACAGCAAGCTAGTCCCAATGTTAATTAAAGAAATTCAATCACTACGCAACCGTGTTGCACAATTAGAAACTGGAGAATAATCATGGCAGTAACTTGGACAATCGCACAACTAGAAAGAAACACAGACGGCAACGGCGTAGTAGTAGCTCATTGGCGTGCTTCAGACTCTGACGGTGAGCACTCAGGCAGCAGCTATGGCACTTGTGGCTTTACTCCTGATGCAACTGCTAGTGGCTATGTAGCCTATGACAGCCTAACCGAAGAAGTAGTTATCGGCTGGGTCAAAGACAGTGTAGATGCTGAAGCTATTGAAGCGAGCATTGCAGAACAAATCGAAGCATCAAAGGCACCTGTGACGGCTGCTGGCGTACCTTGGTAAACTAATAAGTAAGGAGTACAGCTATGCTTGCAGAGATTGCCATTGCTAACGCGGCATTCGGTGTTATTAAGAACGCCATCAGTAACGGACAAGAACTGCACAGCGTAGCTAACCAAGTTACAAGCTACTTTGATTCTAAAAGCTCCATTGCCAAGAAAGCTAACAAGAGCGGTGGTAAGTCAGACATGGAAGCATTTATGGCTCTGGAGACTTTGAAGGAACAAGAGGCAGAACTTAAAGAAGTAATGATCTACGCTGGTCGAGCTAACTTGTATGACGACTGGTTACGGTTCCAAGCCGATGCTAAAAGATCTAGAGCGCAAGAAGAGAAAGATACACTTCACGTCAAAGCTAAACACAAACAACAGATGGTTGAGATATTTACAGTTATCTGTACAGCCTTAGTTGCTGTTCCCGCTATTGGTGGAGCAGTCTACATTATATTTACAATACTAGGAAGTATGTAATGATTGAATCAACAAAAGACGTTTTAGACGTAGCCGCTGCTTCCACTGCTCTTCTAACCTTAGCTGCTTGGCTACCACCAACAGCATCTATCTTGACAATTATTTGGATGGCTCTAAGAATATATGAGTCTGATACTGTACAAAGTCTAGTTCACGGAACAAATAAGAAAGACCAATAAACTTTATCTTGACTTTTGACTAAAAATAGTGTATAATATATGAGTATTTTAAACAGCTTAATAGGACCAGTAACAGGTCTTTTAGATAAATTTATTGAAGATAAAGACGCTAAGAATGCTATAGCCTTTGAACTATCTACAATGGCTGAAAAGCATGCTCAAGAACTAGCCAAGGGTCAGTTAGATGTTAACAAGGTTGAAGCAGCACACAAGAACTTATTTGTTGCTGGCTGGCGACCTGCTGTGGGTTGGGTATGCTGCCTTGGCATGGCGGGTAACTTCCTTATTATCCCGTTGGCTAATTTTGCGTTGGCTCTATCCAGTTCTCCAATCACAATACCACTTATAGAAACGTCAGAGATGATGCCAGTGTTGATGGGTATGTTAGGCTTAGGTGCTATGCGTACAGTAGAGAAGACTAAGAACGTACAGAGAGAGCGATAATGGGCGGTGGACGTTACAGTACAAACAATCGAGTCAATGCAGCAGCGGCAGCAGCGGCGGCAGCTAGGGCGCAACCAGCTTTAAAGCCTTGGGAAATACAACGCAACGCAGCACTTGCTAGTGGCCCTGCTTTTTCTCCTGTAGTTAACGAGCCTGTTGTCAACCTTCCTACAAAGTCTGTAGTTCAACCAGCTCCTGAAGAGTTTGCTTCTCTAGCTAGTCCTTTTGATGTTGACTTTTCTGAGCTAGACTTTGGTGGTTATGGAGGTCTTGATTTAGATCTTAGTGGTTTAGACGTAGATGCTTTACGTGAAGTTGTTAGTCCTACACCAGCATCTGTAGAGCGTGTTCCTACAACTGCTTCTGTTAGCGATGGTTTACAAGTGCAGGACTTCGGCACACAGCCTAAGTTTGAAAGTCCTGACGAAGCACTAGCTAACTACGGTAATGTGTTTAACACTTTGAAAGAACAAGAAGAACAAGTAAACAAAGTATATAGCTACAATCAGTTCGATCCTGGAGATTTTGGTAGATCGTCAGTATCTTTACGAGAAGGAAGTAGAGCTGCTGGTACAGGTCTTGCTGAATACGTTAAACAAAACGAAATACCTTTGTCTAAAGTAATAGACGGCGAGCGTAAGTATTTAACAACAGGAAATCCGCAAGCAGATCAAGAACTATGGCCTGATAGTTTTATAGGTGGAGATCTTGTAGCTACTGGCCCTGTAGGAACGTACTCAACTACCTTTAGAAAAGACGATAATTTAGTTACTCAAGTTCTTAACGATCCTATTATTGGAATTGCTGCCAGCTTTATTCCAGGAGGTACGCTTGCTATTTCAGGCGCTAAAGCAGCCGCAGGAATAGAGCTTTCTCCTGTGGAAATAGCTACAGGATTAATGGCAGGTCTTAACGCAACTGGACTAACGGCACCTCCGACTGAAGCTGTGTTGTCAGCAGGTCAAATGGGGCCTAACGTAGCAAACACAGGAACAGGGTTATTTGGCACTACTTACGATCAAACAGCTAGAGCTATTAACATAGCGGCTGCTGGTGATGTTGAGGGGGCTGCTCTTAACTTAGTTATGGGTACTGACATAGGAAAAGACTTAGTAACCAAAGGTTTAGAAAAAATAGGTTTAGACGAAACAACGCTAACAGAGAAAGGAATTCAGCCTGATGACTTTAGGGCAGGTGTAGACAGAGCTATACAAGAAGCAGTAGGCGGTGCTGATCTTGACGAGGCTCTCCTTAGTGGGTTTAGCAAATATGTTAGAGACGGAGGAACTCTTAATATACCTTTAGGCGGTATTGAAGATGTTATTAGAGACATTGTTCGACCTATTGGTGCGGTAGGTACAGCACTTGCTAATTTTGTTGAAGACTCTATTCCTGACGTTAACGGTAGCGGCCTTGTAGATACTCTTAAAGACCTAGGAAGCTCATTTGATGATGCTGTTCTACAACCTACTAAAGAAGTAATTGAAACAGCAGGAAAAGCAGTAGATGCAAGTGTTCTACAACCTACTAAAGAAGTAATTGAAGCAGGCGCTAGTGTTGCAGGTGATGTACTGTCAGCAGCAGACACAGTTGTCAGAGACGTTGCTAGTGAATTTGACGATGCTGTTATACAACCTATTGGTGATGCTTTTTCAGACTTAGATACGGCAATTAGAGATGCGTTACCAGACATAGACTTACCTGATGTTAACTTACCTGATGTTAATTTGCCTCGCTTTAATTTAGACTTAGGTGGTTTATTTTCTAATGTTTTACAAGCTGCTCCACAACCAGCACCTAGTCGAACCACAGATAGTTTGTTTAAAGACGAGTTGTTCCAGTTTCAAACAGAGATAAGTGCAGACGCAGAGCCTATAGAATATGTAGACTTAGGCTTTTTAGATCCATTCCAAGAACAAACATTAACACAAAGGTATCCTTTCTAATGACTTACTTGCAACTTGTCAACAGCGTATTACGCAGGCTCAGAGAAGACGAAGTTTCTAGTGTTTCTCAAAACAGCTATTCTAAACTTATAGGTGAGTTTGTTAATGACGCTAAACGCACTGTAGAGGACTCTTATGACTGGACAGCTTTACGTACTACACTAACTGTGTCTACTACTGCTGATACGTTTAACTACGTTCTAACAGGCTCACAGAACCGTATGAAGCTACTAGATGTTATTAACGACACCTCAGACTTCTTCATGCAGTATCGTTCCTCTCATTGGATGGACAATGCTTTCTTGATCGAGACACCACCTATTGGCTCACCTCAGTTCTACAGCTTTAACGGTGTAGACGCTAACGGTGACAACGCTGTTGATGTCTACCCTAAGCCTAGTGGTGTGTTTCAGTTACGCTTTAACGTGGTTTTACGTACATCAGACTTTATTGAAGACACTGACAACATGACTATTCCTTCCTCTGCTGTAGTACAGTTAGCTACGGCATTAGGCGCTAGAGAGCGTGGAGAAACTGGTGGCACAAGCGCAGCAGAGTTGTTTGGCCTAGCCGACAGAACACTCTCTGATGCTATCGCTATTGATGCTTCACAACACCCTGAAGAAACTATCTGGTACTCCTAAATGGCACAACCACTACAGAATATTACAGTAGCATCTCCAGGATTCTTTGGCTTAAACACGCAAGAGTCACCTATTGGTCTGGATCCTTCTTTTGCCTCTATTGCTGATAACTGCGTTATTGACAAGCTAGGTCGTGTTGGCGCGCGTAAAGGTTTCGAGTGCATTACAACTAACGGATCAGCAGTTTTAGGAACTAGTCGTGGTCTTGAGGTTATTTTTGAGTTTGTTAACAGAGTAGGGCAGACAACTGTATTTAGCTGTGGTAACAATAAGATATTTACAGGTACTACCACACTTGTTGAAGTAACTTTGCCTGTAGGGTATGTAATCTCTGATAACAATTGGAAGGTTATGTCGTTTAACAACGATGTTTACTTTTATCAATTAGGACATCAGCCTTTACTAAGCGTAGCAGGTACATCTACACTTACAGGTTTGACTTCTACAGGTGGTAATCCAGCTCCTGAAGGCAACGAAGTTTTAGCTGCCTTTGGTAGAGTTTGGACTTGTGATTTAGTTGACAACAAGTACACAGTATATTGGAGTTCTTTACTAGCTGGTGATGACTGGAATGGCGGTTCTTCAGGCTCTGTGGATTTAACGACTGTGTGGCCTACAGGCTACGATGAAGTTGTGTCGCTTGCAGAGCATAACGGCTTTCTAATTATTTTTGGTAAGAAGAGCATTATCATCTACTCAGGTGGCGAGAGTCCCACGTCTGATTTAACACTATCCGATACCATTGAAGGTGTTGGTTGTGTTGCTAGAGACTCTGTACAGTCTACAGGTAGCGATCTGTTCTTCTTATCTAGTCGTGGTGTTATGTCGCTGGGTCGTGTAATACAAGAAAAGTCTTTGCCTTTGAATGACATAAGCAAAAATGTACGATCTGATTTATTGCAAACACTGTCACAAGAAGTTCAATCTAATGGACGCAGAGAATCTATTAAGTCTATTTACAGCCCGCTAGAAGCTTTCTATTTGTTGACTTTTCCTGACAGTTCTTTAGTTTACTGTTTTGATTTAAGACAGCCTTTAGAAAATGGAGCGTATCGACCAACAACGTGGACAGCTATCAGACCTGTTTCTTTTGCTATTTTTGCTGATGATTTACTGTACATGGGACACGATGAAGGTCTAGTAAAATATGCAGGATACTTAGACGGTGATTTTAAATATCAGATGCGTTACTTCAGTAACCCGTTAGACTTCGGTAATGCTTCTAATCTAAAGTTTTTAAAGAAGTTTAATGTGACTATTATCGGTGGTCAAAACACAGAGTCAACGCTTAACTGGGGTTACGACTACACTTCTAGTTTTACTAAGCAAGCATTGACTTTTGGTACTGCTTCTGCTGCTGAGTATGGAATTACAGAGTACAACACAACAGGCGAGTACACAGCGTCTATTGTTATTCAAACACCTAAAGTTAACACCAGCGGTAACGGTGAGGTAGTAACTATTGGTATTGAAGCTGAGATTAACGATGCACCTTTTGCCATTCAAAAAATTGACATACACGCTCTAATAGGGAGACTTATCTAATGTCCAACTACACAAAGACTACTAACTTTGCAACTAAGGACTCCCTAAGTTCGGGTGATCCTAATAAAATTGTTAAAGGCACAGAAATTAACACTGAGTTTGATAACATACAAACAGCTAGTGCTACTAAAGCTAACACTGCTAATCCTACATTTACAGGTACTGTCACAGCCGCCACCGTAAACGTAACAGGTACACTAACGGCTGGCACTATTACTGGAGGGTCTTACTAATGGCTATAGCAGGTAACTTATTTAACGTAGGCGCTGGATACCTATTAGGTAAAGAAGACGAACAAGCATTTGGTGAGTTAGGTCAACAATACTTACAAGGTGGTCAACGCCTAGGACAACAAGCAGTAGAGGCTTCAGCATTTAAACCCTACACTGTGACTAGCTCTTTAGCTAATGTACAGACTACTCCTGAAGGTGGTTTTGGTATTAACCTGTCTCCAGAACAACAAGCTCTACAGACGCAGCTACAAGGTCAGACAGCGGGTTTGTTTGGTCAAGTAGGGCAAGACCCTGCACAGGCTCAAGCGGCCTTATACGAGCAATACAGAGGCATACAACGCCCTGAAGAAGAGCGTCAGCGTCTGGCTTTGCAAGAGAACTTGTTTGCTAGTGGCAGAGGCGGTGTACAAACAGCTCAGTATGGTGGTACACCAGAGCAGTTTGCTTATGAACAAGCCCGTCAAGAAGCGATGGCACGCGCTAACGTAGGCGCTCGTCAGCAGGCACTATCAGAGCAGGCACAAGCTGCTGAGTTAGGAGGTATGTTGCAGCAAGCTGGTTATCAGCCGCAAAGACAAGCGTTAGGATTATTAGAAGCTAGTCAAGTCCCTGCTGGATACATTTCTTCTGGTCAACGTACTGGAGCTGAGTTGCAAGCTAAGTCTGAACAAACAGGTCTAGAAGGTTACTTACAAGCAGCAGAGCTTGCTCAAAACGCAAGATTAGCACAGCTACAGAACATGGCTAGTTTAATAGGTGGTAGCGGTCAAGGTACTGACGCTAGGCAAGGTTTTCTTGATCAGATTATAAATCAGTTTACAGGAGCTGGTGGTAGTGTTTCAAATTACCTAACAGCTCCTGAGACTGGTTCTTCTTCTTTTTTAGGCAGTAACGGATTTTTAAGCAGCATTATTCTACCGCAGGTAACAAACCCTAATGATACTGGGTCACTTTTTGGTGGGTATGTTCCTGATGCTATACCAACAACAGGCGGTGCAATAGACTTTGGTAACGTACAAGCCCCAAGCACATTTGGTTTTCAAACACCATACTACGAACCTCTTTAAGGAGATACAACAATGGCTAAAGTAGATATTACAGGACTCCTTACGGGTTTGGCAGGTACTCCTGACCTAGAGAGAGAAGGCATTAAGAGAGCTAGTGCTATACAAGGTCAAGGTGTAGGCTCTAACTTGGCTCGTGGTCAGGCTTTACGAGCACCGCAGCGTGAGCAAATGATGCGTCAAGGCGCTGGTGGTTTGTTTGGTGTTGATACACGCACCGCTGGTCAGAAAGTACAAGAGCAACTAGGTCAGGTAGATACTTCCACTCCAGAAGGTAAAAAACAAGCTATTAAGTTAATTGCTCAGGTTGATCCTGTTAAAGCTATGGAGCTACAAAATGCTTTTTCACAACAAGAGCAAGAATTTGCAGCAGAAGCAGAGAGCGGGATTGGTAAAATTAACCCACAACAATACGACCCTGAGAGTGTGCAAAAGTATAACGAAAAGTTTAGAAACACAGGTATAAAAGATTATAGCCTACTAGAAGAAATAGATTTAGCAGGTAAAACTTTTGAAATAAAAACAATGGAAAACATTGTGTCAAGCATAGGGAAGCGTGGAGAAGCATTTCAAAGCTCTATGAAAAGACAAGCAGACTATACTCAAATTGAAAAACTTTTAGACTCAGGGTTAAACACAGGTGCTTTAGCAGGACTGACAACAGGTTTTAAAGCAATTGCTTCTGATCTTCTTGGGGTCGATATTGAAGGTCTTGGGGAAGCAGAGGCTTTAGAGTCTATTTCTAACAAATTAGCTTTAGGCATTAGAAACCCCGCTTCTGGTATGGGTCTCCCAGGATCAACATCGAACAGAGATTTAGATTTCTTGTTGGCGGCTATCCCAGGTTTAAGCAAATCTGAAGCAGGTAACAGATTAATGATTAAGATTGCCAGAGAAGAGCACAAACTTGCTGGTGATTTAAGAAGAGAGCAACAAAGAATTATTAAAGAAAACGGCGGACGACCTCCTTTAGACCTTGAAGACAGATTAGTTAAGTATTTTGAAAATTATCAAATAGACCCTTCTTTGACAACAGAGAAAGACGCGATAATAAACCAATCAACTAAAGACAGCGACGAGAAAAAGAAAACGCTTCTGAAGGCGAGGTTAGCCGAGTTCGGCAATAGTGGAGCTGCTCCTGTTAAAGCGCAATCTAAAGTTAGACCAATTGGAGCAAGATAAATGGCAACTTCTGAATACGAATTAGGTAATTGGTTAATAAATAACGAGGCTTTGGAAGGAACTGAAGATTACGAGCAAAAAGCAGATTTATTTATAAAAATGACTGATAAAAGTACTAGAAAAGAAACAGAAAATTCTCTAGGTAATTGGTTAATAAATAACGAGGCTTTGGAAGGGACTGAAGAATATAACAAAAAAGCAGACGAGTTTCTGTCTTACTCTAATAAAGTCGAGGAAGATAAAAAAGAAGAAAACAACAACATGGCGGCTTACATGCGCGGTGCTGCTCAAGGCGCTACTTTTGAAATGTTTGATGAAGCCAAAGCAGGCGCTTTAGCGGTTGGTGACTTCTTGACTAACAACCCTTCAGAAAGTTCTTTTGGTGATCTTTATGAGTCTCGTAAGGAAACAGAAAACAAGCTGTTAGAGGACTATCGAAAAAACAACAGCAAGTCTTACTTGGGAGGTCAAATAAGCGGAAGCGTTGCTACTATTCCTCTTGGCGGTGGTTTGGGTAAAGCAGGTCAGTTTTTGTTTGGTGTTGGCGGTCGAGGAGCCACTGTTGGACAAACTGCCGCAAGAACAGCAGGCGCAGGAGCAGCTCAAGCAGGATTAGCTGGTTTTGGTGCTGGTGAAGATTTAGAAGATAGGCTTACTAAAGCATCTATAGGTGTTGGAGTAGGCGGATTAGTTGGTGGAAGCGTAGGCGCGGCGGGTTATAAATTAGCTGAAAAAGTTGCTAACTCTTCTACTGGTCTTGTGAATAGCGCGGCAGGTTTAGGAGCAAAGACTAAAAGCTCTGTAGAGCTATCTCAAGAGCTAGAACCTCAGCTTCAAAAAGTAGCAAAGCAAGCAAGCACTGCTCGTAACTCAGCTTATAACAGTTGGCGTGAAAGGTTGGATTATGTTCTTAACAAAACTAAAGCTAAAGTAACTCGTAACGTTGATCAAGACAATGCACCTGAAATAATTCCTATGGGCGCGTTAAAGGCAATGATAGACGGTACTCAGGGTTTGTTAACAGATCAAAAAAACATACTGTCGATTCTTCAGAAGCCTCCTAAAGTTAGTATCGAAACTTACAAGCAAATGTATAAAACAGCGTGGGACTTACAAAGTCAACTTCCTCCTGCTGAAGCAGCCACTCTTGCTAAAAAGTTATTAGACATTAAAGATTTTGAATATAAACACTTAGACGAGATGTTTGGTTCTTTTAAGATAGGGTCTGCTCGAAAAAAGATAGACGAATCTGTTAAAGGTTTTGAAACTGGTGTGTTTTTAAACAAAGAGTTAGTGACTAAAATGGCTAAAGGAGAACCATTAGATGCTACGTTTGCAGCGCAGTTTCTTCCTAAGAATACCGCTAGTTTAGATAAGTTTTTAAAACTAAAGAATCGAGTTTCTTCTTGGGCTAAGGAAGCTAAGTTATCTCCTAAAGAAGCAGATGAAATACTAGCGCCTTTGAGGGCTAACGCTTTAGCGGATGTTGTTAATAACCCTAAGCTTTTAGAAGCCGTTGCTAACCCTAAAACAACAGCAGATTTAGATATTGTTAAACACTTCCAATCTATGTTATCTCCAGAGCAGTTTAAGTTTGTATCTAGACTCGCAAATGCTCCTAAAGGACAGATAGCTCAAAGACTAGAATCGTTGTCTGCTTACTACACAGCTTCTGGAGTATTATCAGGGATAGGCGTTGGTGGTGCTGTAGCAGGCGCTGGTGGTGCAGCAGGGATGACTATATTAGGACTGTACCTAGCAAGCCCTGTTTTAATGCGTTCTTTGGCTTCTAAACCTCAAATACTAGCTTTAGTTAACAAAGTTACTAACGCTCCAGCAGGAACGTCAACAGAGGCTCTAGCAAAATCTACAGAAATGTTAGGGAAAGCTGCTATTAAAGCAGGAATCATTACTCCAACAGCGGCTCTAGCTTCTGTGTCTTCAGGAGCAAAGCAACAACAGTAAACTAAAAAGCCCTGCGTAGCTGACTACACAGGGCTTTTTAGTACCTACAATTTACACTTTTGGTTTACCTTTGTGCATGTTTGAGTAGTAATACACCGCATACCAGCACTTTATTAAACCAACTCGCATGCGCCTCCAGTACATGCTAACTCTTGTGACCCTGTGGTGTTATCTTCTTTCTCGAAGTTACCTAGGTCAACCCACTCAACACCTTGTGGCATAGCTGCTAATAGCTCTTCATACTTCTCAGCAGTGATGTCTTCATACGGAGCTTGCTGATACAGATGATCACTAAACGGCAACAAGCTGATACCGCTACAGATGTCAAAGTTATCCCAGATCCATTGTGCTACCTGCAAGAACTCATCATCGGTGTAGTATACAGTGATGCTTGGTTTATGTTCACACCAGTGGTTCTGGTATGCTTTCCAAAGCTGTAGCTGTTCCATAGCACCTACCTGACTCACTGTAACGCTAGTGTCTGGAGCCTTAACCGGGAAGCTAAAGACAGACGAGGCAGGACTCATGACATCTTGTTCAACAGGGAAGCCAGCTTCGGACATAAAGAT